GGCTCCGTCTATCACAAGGGTGGCTTCCAGCGGCTTGTGCAGATCCGCGAGCACAATGCCATCGAGGTGGAACTCTCCGACTTCGCTGAGCGCGTTGCCGCCATGCCATTCATCCCCGGCATGGGCGCTGAGCCGCCGCCTGAAGGCCATGCCAAGCCCTCCATCGACGCCATCCTCACCACACCCGTACATGAAGGCGGCGGTGATGCCTGGACCCGCTTCGAGGGCGCCAGCGCGGCCATCGGCCATTACATCCGCCTGGTGCACGAGGGAAAGCTCAGCCCGAATGACGGCTGGGAGGCCATCTGCCAGTACAACGCCGCCATGCTGAGGCCCGCATGGCCCGTCGAACGCCTGAAGCAGGAGGCCGACCGGATCTGGGCGCTGCATGTGAAGAAGAACGGCCCGGCGCTGCTGCGCAATGAGGAGGAAATTGCCTCCGACGCGCCGGTGAGCATGACGGCCTACAAGCTTCGCGACCTGCTCGCCGACAAGTCGCCCATGCCGGAGGACATCATCGCCCCGCGCGTCCTGACGCCAGGCGGCCTCCTCGTGCTCGGCGGCGCGCCGAAGGTCGGCAAGAGCGATTTGCTGATCAGCCTCCTCGTTCACATGGCAGCCGGCGTGTCCTTCCTCAGCTTTCAGCCTCCGCGGCCGCTACGCGTCTATTATCTGCAGGCAGAGATCCAGTACCACTATCTCCGGGAGCGGCTTCAGGGCATCCGCCTTCCTCCCGCCGTTGTCGAGGGTGCGCTCGACAACCTGGTTGCAACGCCCAAGCTCCGCCTGTTGCTCGACCAGAAGGGCGTCGCCCTGGCAGCCGCCTCGATCCGGGAACATTTCCCCTGCGCGCCACCCGACATCATCTGCCTTGATCCTATTCGCAACCTGTTCGACGGGGGCGAGGACGGCGGCGGCGAAAACGACAACGCCGCCATGATGTTCTTTCTCACCGAACGCGTGGAGCGCCTGCGCGAGGCCGTGGCGCCCGATTGTGGTGTCATTCTCGCCCATCACACCAAGAAGATGAACCGCAAGGCCGTGAGTGAGGATCCCTTCCAGGCCCTGTCCGGTGCCAGCGCGCTGCGTGGCTTTTACACCTCGGGGCTCCTGATGCACCGCCCTGATGAGGACAGCACCATGCGAAAGCTGGAGATCGAACTGCGTAATGGTCCGGCTCTGCCCACCAAACTCGTCGACAAGGAGAATGGACGCTGGGTTGAACTCAATCCCCTGAACGAGCGCCTCGTGCGCAAGGAGGCAGGCGCCAAGCTTGATGCCGAGCGATTGCGCAAGCATGATGTCATCCTCGGCATGCTCCTGGACGAGGCCGCCGCCGAGCGCCTCTACACCACAATGCAGTTCGCCGAGGCCTTCGAGAACAGGGGCGGGCTCGGCAGCAAGTTCACGATCCGGGACCGGCTGAGCGTCCTCGCGACCAAGGGGTTCGTGAAGTTCCTCCGGGATGGGACCCCGTTCGGCTACGGGATCGCCCGTTCGCGGTGGGGATACCTCTGTGTCGAAGGCATGGAATTCCCGCCGCAGGAGGCCGCCGACGAGGTGACGGGCGAGGTCATGTCCACGGCCCGCCCAGTGTACCCAAGCCACTTCAAATGTGCCCAGTCGGGGGCCTGTCTCGACGTCGAGAACCCTGCCGTATGGGTCTACCCGGAGGGGGTCGAGGACGAACCAACTCCTCAGGAGTTGGGGCCAACTCCTAACTCCTCTGATTCTGGAAACTTCACAAAATCAACGAGTTAGCCATTTCGGAGGAGTTGGTCACCAACTCCTCCCCAACTCCTCCCCAACTCCTGTTTCAGAAAGGAAAATCAATATGTTACGCAAGAAGGAGGAGTTGGGTGTTTCACCCCTATTCTATGAATGGGTCGCACGGGAGTGCCGACCCATTCCGAATAGTAGATTTGCGCGCGCCCGATCCCACCATGACTGTTGCTGTGGGAGGTCCCTATGACGACCCCCAGACTCCGCGTGGTGCATGCCATCAACTTCCGCATCCTGCCGCTGCCTGACACCGTGCTGATGCTCGAGGGACAGCGCTATGTTGCCGTCGGCAGCAGGCTGCACCGGAAGCCGGATGGCACTGACGTTCCGCTGATCGTCTGGCGCAGCCACTGCGCCGAGTGCGGCATGCTCTTCGAGTGCACGACCACCCTGAAGGGGTCTCACCCGAACCGCCGTTGTCCGGAACATCACAGCCCCGGCGCCGCGGTGACCCGGAAGGGCCAGGCCAGGCAGAAGAAATTCCTCGCCCGCAAATGGCGACGGAAACCAGCGAGCCCAACGGGCCGCTGATCGGGCGGCGGCAGCCAGTACCACCAAGCACGAGGCTGCCGCCGTCCTCCACCACGACGATCAACCGACAGGAATTGGAGACCACCATGGTACCCACGACTCTGCCTGTACCCGCGGCAAAGGCAACCCCGACGATTCCATCCATCCTCGCACTCGATCTCGGCACCACCACCGGCTGGGCGGTCCGCAGCAGCCGCTGCCGCATCGCCCACGGCACGGCCGAATTCCGGCCCAGCCGCTTTGAAGGTGGCGGCATGCGTTACCTCCGCTTCGGCCATTGGCTGGCCCAGACGCTGGAGATCACCGGCGGCATCGATGCCGTGTACTTCGAAGAAGTCAGGCGGCACATCGGCACGGACGCAGCACATGTTCACGGCGGACTGCTCGCCACGCTCACAGCGTGGTGTGAGGCTCAGAGCATCCCCTACAGCGGCGTGCCCGTGGGCACCTGGAAAAGGCACGCCTGCGACAAGGGCAATGCCGACAAGCAGGCGGTCATCGCCGCCATGCGCGCGCGTGGTTTTGAACCTGCCGATGACAACGAGGCGGATGCCATCGCCATCCTGCTCTGGGCCCTCGAGACGAACGGGGGTGTGGCATGAGCACTCCCTCCCAGATGTTCCTCAAGCACGTCGCCAATGTGATCGCCGAGCGCAGCACCCAGTACGGCGACGCCACCAGCAACATGACCACTATCGCGGCGCGGTGGTCGGCGACGCTGGGGCGCGAGATCACGCCAGCCCAGGTGGTCCTCTGCCTGCTGGACCTGAAGCTGGCGCGCCTCGCTCATGACCCTACCCACGAAGACTCGGCAGTGGACGTCTGTGGCTATGCGGCGCTGCTGCGCCAGCTGACCGAAACCTCGAACACGGAAGGACGCTGAACCATGCCCCCCGGACGCAAACGGAAACCCGGCAAGCGCTACGCCTGCGGCAAGCGCACAAGGCAGGAAACGGAGAGGGACGCCATGAGCGTGGCAATTGACGCACGCCGCCGGCACTTCGGCGTGACTGCCAAGCAGGCGAAGGACGAGCGCCTTGGAACAGCGCTGGGGCGGCTTGCCTTCCGCGAGCTGATCAGCGAGACGCAGTACCAGGCTGGTATCGCTTTTGCCGAGTTGTACCGGCAGCACCACGCTGTCTTAGGCCTGCCGTCGCCCAGTCCCCGTTCTATCGCCGGGCTGCTCGTCAATGAAGGCATCTTCGGTGCCAGCCCCAGCGAGCCGGTGCTGGAGGTTATCGAAAAGCTCAAGCGGCGGTTCAACGATGCGACCAATGCTCTGGACGCCTGTGACCGTGAGCATCGCATGTCGCAGGGCCGTCGCCCGACGCTGCTGGTCTATCGCGTGATATGCACCGACGAGGAGGCGTTGCACTGGCCGGAGGAGGACATCGGGAACCTGCGGGTGGCGCTGAATGCACTGGTGCGGTTGTTCCGGATATGATGACGCGTACAGCCGGGATCGGCTGCGGCCGGTCCCGATTTCTGGACTCGACTCTGACAAGTGTTCTTGTTATGTTCCAGCCATCAAGCTGGAGTATCGACATGGCCAACGTCACGTTTTTTGTCATGATCCCGTTCAAGAAGATGAGAGGTGGAATTGTCGCTCAGGCGGGCGTGCAATGCTCCTCGGAACGTTCGGCAATGTCGCAGGCGCGTGACGCCGTCTCCAAGGGAGCAGTGGGTGCTATCGCCTTCAAACGGTCAGGTGATCCGGGGCTTGGCGAATACGGCGAGGCGACGCTCATCTGCCAGGAAGGCGACGTGCCTGACAGCGTGGAGGACATGCTGGCTGCGTAGCCCTGTGCAACACAATGGAGTGCGTCGAGTTTGAGAGTAGGCTTGTGATGAGAGTTGTCGTGTCGGTTGGTCTGCGCGCGGGTCTGAAAACAAACTTACTAAGAAAAGTGAGGTTTACTTGAAAAAGCTTGTTGACACGTTCCGGCGACGCGGTTAAAAGTTCCGATATTGAAAGATCAGAAATGCGCCCGGAGATGAGTTCTCCGGGCGTTTTCGTTTCGGAGGGTGGCCATGCGGGTTCGCTTCCTCGATGCCGATGATGTCAGGACCCGCTTCGAAGCCGCTTGCACACGTCTTGGTGAAGGCGAAGCCCGCCGTGCCTTCTCGATGGCGCTGAACAAGGAAGGCCGTAAATCCTTCACCCAGTTGCGCCGGTCCTTGAGCAACCAGTCGTCGATCCCGCGTGGTGCCGTCAATGCCGCGACGCGCTTCACGTCCTCGACCCGCGCCACGATGTCCACAGTAACGTCAGGCACTGGCCGCCATCTACCGCTGTCTTTCTTCGGCGCAAAGCAGTTCTCCTATGGTGTACGCGCGAAGATCTGGGGCAAGGCACAGACCTTCCGCTCGGCCTTCGTGGTGAAGCGCTACGGCGGTGGCGTGTTCAAGCGCACAGGGAAGGCGCGCTTCCCCATCGAGCAGCTGTGGGGACCATCGGTGCCAAATGAGATGCTCCGGGATGAAGCCTATGCCGCATGGACCGAGCAGCATCCGCGCGTTCTCACCGAGTCGTCGCGATTGATTGCGCTGATGCTGAGCGGTGCAGGGCTCCGCGGCAGGCCGCGAGATGCGATGTCACCGTGAGGGGGGCGGGTAGGAGCCCCATTTTCAACCAGAGATATGCGCTGGCGCGGCCGCCCGGTTTTCGAGCGTTTTTCTGCTTTTGATTTTTCCATTTTGTTTTGATTCGGTCGGGCTTAGCGCCCTGAACTCAATGGGTTAGCATCGGCAGCTGGCGAGTTCGGGCCATTCCGATTTGGGGCCCATTACGGGCGTTTTGATTTCCGCCTGATGCGGCTTTCGAGCGCCAACATCCACGAAGAGGTTTCGATGATCGTCACCGACATGCCGGTGGAGAGCCTGGTTCCCTATGCCCGCAACCCGCGCAACAACGCCGCCGCCATCGACGCGGTGAAGGCGTCCATTGCCGAGTTCGGCTTCCGCCAGCCCATCGTGGTGGACGAGAAGATGGTGGTCATCGTCGGGCATACGCGGCTCGAGGCTGCGAAGGCGCTGGGGCTGAAGACGGTCCCGGTGCATGTGGCGGAAGGATTGTCTCCGGCCCAGGCCAGGGCCTACCGGCTGATGGACAACCGCTCGCATGAGAACGCAGAGTGGGACGATGAACTTCTGCGACTTGAGTTCGGAGACCTGAGGCTCGATGATTTTGACCTCGCCCTGACTGGCTTCGTTTCCGAAGAGCTCGACAAGCTCCTGGGCGCGGAGCAGATCGACGGCCTGACCGACCCGGATGAGGCACCGCCGGTTCCCGAGCAACCCGTCAGCAAGCCAGGAGACCTCTGGATCCTCGGCGACCACCGGGTGCTCTGCGGCGATTCCACCGTGATGACGGACGTCGAGAAGCTGATGGGCGGCCAGTTGGCGGACATGAGCTTTTCCGACGCGCCTTACAACGTCGACTATGGGAACAGCGCCAAGGACAAGATGCGCGGCAAGGACCGCCGCATTCTCAACGATGCCCTGGGCGAGGGCTTCTATCAGTTCCTCTACGACGCATGCGTCAATCTGTTGCTGGTGACCAAGGGCGCCTGTTACCTGAGCATGAGTTCGTCCGAACTCGATACACTGCAGCGGGCCTTCAAGGCTGCCGGCGGCAAGT